TATTAGTTGCTTAGGAAGGATGAACTCATTCATATTAATAGTTATGATTATAATTTACACAATACTTTTAATTTATTATAAGTATGATTATAATAAAGTGCAAATATACAAAGTATTTTAATTATATTGATAATACTTTCTTGTTTTTGATTGAATAAGAATTTTTCTAATCCTAATATTATAATGTTTGCAATTCGCGAATCGCGAATTAAACATTGTTTCAATGAAGGAATATAATCGAATGCAAGGGAGTGGGAAAAATATGGGCTTTGTTTGGTAAATCGAATTTTGAGATTAAGAGGGTAATTTTTGTCTTTTTTCCTGTAATTACATTTCAATTCTTTTGTCGAAGTAAATTTAAAACCCGACAAGATGAATTACAAAGAACAAATACAAGCCTGGTTAGACACCGAACCGGCACAAAGAGGATTAGAATTAGGTGCAAAATTAATGTTGCAGGGCAACCGTAATCGTATTCTACATGAAAATGTAATCCGAAAATCCAATTTTGAAAAAATTGAATACGAATTGCAAAAGATTATGGGTGACGAATTCCGTAATTGTAACGAACCCATTGTGCAAGAAATGACCTTGCAAGTTGCCACGAATGAAGCTACTCAAAAGGAAGTCGTAAACGGTAAACGTGCTGACCACGACACCTTGCCCGAAAACATACAGGAAGCATACCAAAAGAATCTCGAAATCTATCCTCGAATGCGTTCATTGCACGAACGCCTTAAAGTTCTTAACGAAACAGCCACTGCCTGCGACCGTTATCCTTTTCTCAAAGAATTATTGGAATTGGATGTGGAACTACGTGCGAACTGGGAAGCATACGACAGCTATGATGCTGCAAATCCAGTTGCTCAAGAACTAATAAAAGAAGTCATTACCGTTGACCCGAAACGTATTTCGGCTAATCGTACTTATTTGAGCAGAGCCAAAGCAAATCTTGAAAAAAGTAAAGATGTTGAAAAAACGAAAGCTATTTTAGCGGAAATGCAAATCCGGATTGATGAAGTGCTTTCTGTTGGAGAAACTTTCTCTGCAGAACAAAAAGCTGAATTTGAGAAAAACGGTTTGAATGTCGCTTTGAATGTCCAGTAACATTGACAATCAGTTGAAACCCCTAAGCCCTGACTATGTTGGGGCTTATTTGGGTACAGGTATTCAATTGTATAATCTGTTGGAATGGACGCTAAAACAAACAGGGAAAGCGGATATTTCAGTCCTGACATTTTCTATCTCTGAGGAATTTATACGCAAAGTATGGCAATTGAAAGAGAAAGGATTGATACGAAATATTACAGTTATTCTGGATTTCAAGGCAATTCAGAAAACGCATAAAATCATGCGATTTGCAGGGAATGTTTTTACGGAAATGTATTATGCCAAAACTCATGCAAAATTGGTTTTGATTGAAAATGAGCTTCACAATATCTCCATTGTTGGAAGTCAGAATTTCACTCGTGGAAACCGAGAGGAAAATGGAATTATAATGAACGACCCAAGCGTTTTTGTAACCTACAAAACAGAAATTGAACGCATAAAAAACCAATCGGTAAAATATGGAATATAACAGCAACCAGCTTGAAAAGGTACAGGAATACGCTGGACTATTGATGACTGTGAGCGACATTTCTGTACTGATTGGCGTAAATGAAGATAGTTTCAGGGAGGATATCGGCAACAAAAACACAGCGGTTTCCAGTGCTTACCGGAAAGGGCAAATTGAAACCGTATTGGAATTGCGAAAGCAAGAGATTGAAATGGCAAAGTTAGGTTCGCCCTTAGCAGTGGAATTGATACAGAAATACATTATTGACCAAAAGATGAGCGAAAATGGCTAGGAAAGAAACCTATGATGTCTGTGTGCAACACTTGTACGACAATGTGGAGCAACTGACACATCTGCCGGTACAATTTCGCGAACGGATAAAACGCCTTCGGTCGGGTTACACACTTTGGAACGATTACCCAAACAAGAAACCGAAGGAAATTCTGGATCACATTACAGCCAATTTTGTCGTAGAGAAATCGCAAGCTTATGAGGATATCCGGCTGATTCAAGAAATGTTGGGCGAGATAAATAAAGCAACGAAGGATTGGCACCGGTTCAAATTCAATGCCATGGTAAACCGTGCTTATGAAATTGCGGAGTTGAAACAAGATGCTGATGCGATGCAAAAAGCGGCCAATACTTATGCCAAATTCAATCAGCTGGACAAAGAAGAACTAACCGCCATTCCGTGGGAAGATATTGTTCCTCAACTATTCGTTCCAACCGAAGACCCCACGGTGTTGGGAATAAAACCTATTCCCAATATCAAACAGAAAATTGCAGAGTTGAAAAAGAAATATGCAGCCGATATTGAAGATGTAACCTATGAATCTATTGATATAGAGCAATTAGAACGCTATGACCGACAAGGATAAAAGCAATAGTAAAAACAGCAATAGCACAAACAGAGCACCCAAGAAAGTTTATTTCAATGCGCCACAGCAACGGGTTATGTTTACGGCAGCTAAAACAACGGTGGTTGTGGGTGGACGACGATTGGGAAAGTCACACGGTATTGTTGCTCCATTCTTACTTCGCAATATTCAGCGTATGCCACGCTCTTCAGGTGCATTTGTATGTAGCACTTTCCAACAGGGACTCACACGAACTGTGCCGGGCACTCTGGCAGCGTTGGAGAGTTTTGGATACAAGCGTAACACACACTTCTTTGTGGGCAGAAAACCACCTAAATCGGCTAATTTTGATGAACCAATTATTAAGCCCGAAAACTACGATCATGTGATTGCCTGGTACAATGGCAGCATTCAATATATTATTTCGCAAGATGGCATTGGAACATCCAATTCGCTTACATTGGACTACCTCATTATGGACGAAGCAAAACTGTTGAATTTCGACCAGTTAAAGTCTGAAACATTTCCGGCCAATGGCGGTTTTAGGGGGCATTTTGGACATTTACCGTACCATCACGGGCAGTTAATCGTTTCGGATATGCCAACGACCAAAAAAGGCAGTTGGTTTTTGAGTTACGAGGAAAAATGCGATACAGAATTGATAGTAACTATTCATGGCATTATCCATGAAAAATGGAGACTGGAAGAAAAGCTAAAGGAATTTCAAGCCAAAGGTGTACAACCTAAATCCTATATCATTTCCGATTATAAAATGCTGTGCAAGAATCTTGCAGAACTTCAAAGCATAGCCGTTGATTACAATGTGTTCAGTTCTATAGACAACCTGCAAGTATTAGGAGAAGCTTATATCAAGCAAATGAAACGGGATTTGCCACCGTTGGTGTTTCAGACTTCTATTCTATGTAAAAAGGTGGGATTGCTCAAGGATGGATTTTACAACAATTTAAAGGAATCTATTCATTACTACAATGCGTTTGATAACAGTTACCTCGAATCTCTGGCATACAACTTTGACAAGACTAAAGAACTATCGTGTCTTCAAGATGGTGATCTCAATCGGAATGCACCGATATGTATTGCCATGGACTACAATGCCAATATCAATTGGATAGTGGCAGGACAACGCTCAGGTATTAAAATGAAGGTGTTGCGTTCGTTCTATGTAAAGTACGACCGGAAGTTGGTGGAACTGGTCAATGATTTTTGCCATTACTACCGGCACACCCAACGTAAGGAAGTAATTTACTACTATGATAACACGGCATTGGGCAGTAACTATGCCGTAAACTCCGATGACTTTGCATCAGTGGTTATCAAAACATTCAAGGCGAATAAATGGAATGTAAAAGGTGTTCACATTGGAAACCCGGTTCGACACATTGAGAAGCACAATCTTATCAATATGGCACTCAAAGGACAGCAAGGGTTGTTTCCTATGTTTAACCGGAATAACAATGAAGCATTGCTGTTGGCAATGGAGCAATGTGGCATTTATCAAGGCCCTAACGGGTTCAAAAAAGACAAACGTGGGGAGAAACTAAGCGAGAGCGAAGAAGATCGCCTGGAGACCCGGACAGATGGCACTGATGCATTTGATACGCTGTGGGTAGGCATGAACAACTTTCAATCGGAGATTGGGTATAGTGGCAGTATGGTAAATTCGTTTGTGTAATGCTGAGAATAATTGTGTAATTACACAATTACGAATGTAAGTATTTGTATAGTAGATAGTATTACACTATCTGCTATTTTTTTTTAGAAAATAATCGGTCATTACTTACAAAATTCTCGTTCCTCAAAATTTTGTAATGTAATGGCATTTTTACCGCCCGTTTTTTTTGTTTCTCCTTTTTTATTTCTCGTATCTATCAAATCCCATTACATATAAGGCGAAACAAGGCGATGTAATCACATTACGTCAGGCAGGGCGGGGCGGGGTCTGTTGACAGTTATCGGGCTAAAAAATAGCCCTCTGAAAACGTATTCTCCTATAAATCAGAAATTTAATATGTAAACGAGCGGAAAAATACTGGAAATCGTTTGGAATTTCATGTAATATCTATGTTATCTTTCTCTTTTTTAATCATTTATCTATAATATAAGGAGTATAAAGAAAGAAAAATATCAAAGAGCAAAAAAATGTTTTTCCGCTTACAACCTTACAACCCTACAACACACCCAGTTATATTTTTATTAATCAGAAGATTAAGCGTTGTAACCTTTGTTTTTAAGCCAAACGAAGCAAGTTACAACCACTTACAACAAAAACAAGGTTACAACAAATAAATGACTGTAAGTTATTGAATGACATAGTTTTAAAATGCTGTTGTACGTTGTAAGTGCTTTCCAAATATTTATTTTTTCAAAAACGCATTTTTTGAGTTTAACCACTTAATAAAAAGGAAGTTAGCCGAAATTAATTTCAAAATCTCTTGAAATTGCCTAAAACATTAACTTTATTTCACTTTTGCCGATTTTTTGGCTTGTTTGTGTGCGATAGGTAAAGCGATTTTTCAAAATTGATTTGAAATGATTAAAAGATTTTTTTGTGAGCAGGGGAATAAAAAGAGAGTGCAAAGTCTGTTTTTTAATTGTGGAATGTTGATTTTATGGGTTTATAGTGTTGATATACAGG